ATTGATTTTGCTTCTAAAAATGATATAGATTGGGAAGAACAGGAAAAGGATGATTTACCTCCGATTAGTTAATAAACTAATTATTACATTATTACTTACTGGTTGTACAACGACGAATCGACAACCTTCACCTTGTCCAAAATCACATACATTAATGTGTGAAATAAGAGGTTCACGTGAAGATTGTTGGTGTCAAGATACTACACAAATGAAAAAATATATAGGTGAAATATATGGGAGATAAAAGATGATTTTACTTGACTATAGTCAAATTGCATTGAGCAATATTATTATTCAAAAGAACAATATACTATCAAAAGAAGGTCTTGTTGATGTTAAACACTTAATAAGACATATGATACTTAATAGTATTCGTATGTATAATAAAAAATACAGAGAAGAATATGGCCAAATGGTCATATGTGTAGATGGTTTTAATACTTGGAGAAAAGAATATTTCCCACAATATAAACAACACCGGAAAAAGAATAGACAAGAATCTGATTTAGATTGGAGCTTTATTTTTGAAAGCTTGAACGAAATTAGACAAGATCTACAAGAAAATTTTCCATATAAAGTAATTCATATTGAAGGTTGTGAAGCCGATGATGTTATAGGTGCACTTACAATAGAAACTCAAGAGTTTGGTAAGAATGAACCAATAATGATTATATCATCAGACAAAGATTTTATACAATTGCAGAGGTATAAGAACGTAAAACAATTCTCTCCAATTCAAAAGAAAGCAGTGACAGATAAGAATCCACGTAAATACTTATTTAATCATATAATGCGCGGAGATGCTGGTGATGGTATACCTAATATTTTATCAGGAGATAATACCTTTGTTGAAGGAATTAGACAATCTCCTATGACTACAAAGAAACTTGAACATTTTCTGCACAATGCAGATAAATTAAGCGAAGTTATGACCTCAGAGGAATATCGTAATTTCCAAAGAAATAAAAATTTAATAGATTTACACGCAATACCAAAAGTACACTATAAAACTATTATAGATAATTATGATAATCAAAAAATAGCAATGCGTATGAAAGTATTGAATTATTTAATTAAAAATAGATGTAATAACTTGATTGAGTCGGTGGAGGAATTTTACAATGGCTAGAAAAAAAATGATATCTGAAATACTTGAGGAAGCTTCAAAGCAAGAATCTCAAGTAGCAAGAGGACAATATCTCAAAGATAACTATTCGGTTGCTTTGATAACCGTATTAAAGGGTGGATTTGATGACACCGTTCAATGGAATTTACCTGAAGGTGATCCTCCATATAGAAAGGACGATGCTCCGAAAGGATTTGAACCATCTAATTTATATAAGAAAACAAAATTATTTAAACATTTTGTAGTTGGCTCAGCCACAGGAAATACAATGAGCGCTATAAAACGTGAAAAACTGTTCATCGATGTGCTAGAATCTTTACATGTAGATGAAGCGAATCTAGTACTCGCAATGAAAGATAAGAAACTTACTGGAAGATATAAGGGAATAACTGTAAAGTTAGTAAGAGATGCATTTCCAGATCTTATCAAGTCGGTAGCTAAAGCTGATCCAGTTAAACAGGAAAAGGCTACTAAAACACAAACCGCTTAACAAAGGGGGTGATTACCTACATATATGACTGTTACATTCACTTTCATTTATTAGGAGGATTACTAACGAAAAATAGGGGTATCCCAGGTCTGCAGGCCTGGGAATACTTTTTAAATTAAGCATGTACAAACAGTGAAAAGTATGGTATAATATACAGTATGAATATTTTAAATAATGATCCCGTGAGAAAATAATGCCTCTATATGATTTTGTAAATACAAAAACCGGTGAAGAATTCGAAAAACTTATAAGTATTTCTGACAAAGAAATATATCTAAAAAACAATCCGGACATTCAACAAACCTTCACAAAAGTACCTGGAATTATCAGAGGGAAAGAAGGCGCAATGCTTAAAAAGGCAGGTGATGGATGGAAAGAAGTACAAGATAGAATAAAGTCTGGTATGCCACCAAGACTAAGAAAAAATATTAAAACAAAATGAATTTTAGACATGAAATAATAACTGACGATTATACGTTAAAACAAGTAAACAAAAGTACTGGAAGAGTTTACGTTGATGATGAAATGAATGAATATCCAAGCATAACATCTGTATTATCGATATTAAGCGAAGAAGCCATTCAAAGGTGGAGAAATAAGGTTGGTGAAGAAGAAGCAAACCGAATTTCATCAAAAGCTGCAGCTAGAGGAACAAAAGTACACGATTTAATAGAAAGTTATATATTAAATAAAGAAGTAGAAAATTCTAATCTACTTGCATATTCTAATTTTAAAGACATTAAATCTGTAATAGATAATAGTTTATCAAAAGTATATGCAACAGAAAAAAGATTATATTCTAAACACTTAGGTGTTGCTGGGACAGTAGATTGTGTCGGTATATGGAACAATAAGAACAGTATCATTGATTGGAAAACTTCCAAAAAATGGAAAAAGAAAGAATGGGTTACAAACTATTTCATGCAAGCAGCAGGTTATGCTATTATGTGGGAAGAACGAACAGGAATTCCTATAACACAATTGGTAATTTGCATTGCGGGTGATGAAGGGCCACAAATATTCGTAGAACATCGCGATGATTGGGCAAAACAACTGATTGATACAATCAATGAATATAAAAGAAGAAAATTTTTTAGGAGATAAAATGAGAGAAATATTATTAAATGCATTAAAATCACATTATATAGGTGCTATAGAAAAGGCAAAGGCTAATATTGAAATATATTTAGCAAATCCAGCCGGTATAGGAGATCATCCTGATATCGTTGCTGCAGCATCTGAAGAAATAACAAAATTGTCTGAAGCACACGATTCTTTACAAATGATTGATACATATTTTACAAACAAAACGCCCCGTATATAAATAGGAGTATGAAAAAAGAACTCATAACGTATATTATCGAAGCGGCCGCAGGAAAGGGTCTAACTATTTTTGATATTGATGAAACTCTTTTTCATACTAAAGCAAAAATAGATGTATTACATAACGGTAAGAAGATTAAATCGTTAAATAACATACAATTTAATACATATAAATTACGAAAGGGTGAGACATTTGACTTTGGTCAATTTAAGTCTGCAGAGATTTTTAATAAAACAGCCACACCTATTGGCAAAATGATTGCTAAAGCAAAAATGATAATAAAAAATGCAACGAAGAAAGGTTCTAAAGTAATCGTTGTTACAGCAAGAGGTGATATGGATGATAGAGACTTATTCATAAAAACTTTCGAAGCACAAGGAATTGACATGAGCAATGTTTATGTCGAAAGAGCCGGAAATATCGGATTAGATAGTTCTGCAAAAAACAAAGAAGTAGTATTTAGAAAATATCTAGATACTGGATTATATAAAAGAATAAGATTGTTTGATGATGCAATGGAAAATCTATTAGCTTTAACATCATTAAAGAACGAATATCCTGATATTACTTTTGAAGCCTATAGAGTAAATAAAAATGGATCAATAAGTACGGTGAAATAAGATGCCAACAAAAATAAAACCTTCGGTAAAAACTAGAAAACGTGGCGAAACAAAAGACACAATAACACATTATTATATTAAAAACATTTCTCAAGATGAATTATTTGATACATTAAATAATGATAGAACTTTTCCTAAAAGGAAACAAAAAATTCGTAATGAATTAGCGCGAAGAGGCGTTACTATTATACAGAAAGTGATTGAATGAGTGATAAATTTTAAAAATTCAAATTATAGACCATTACCATACGGATTAACACTTAAACCAAGTAAAAAACACGGATTAGGCCTATTTGCAACTACCGATACTTTAGAGGCAGGAAAACGTCTTGGAATTACCCACGTATTATATAATGCAATATATGATCATGTACATATTACTTGGATAAGAACACCTCTAGGTGGATTTATAAATCATTCTGAAAACCCAAATTGTGTTATTTTAAATACTTTAAATGATGAACGTGAATTATTTACAATAAGACCAATTATGGATGGAGAAGAACTTACAGTATATTATACTTTGGAAGAATATTATGACGAGTAAAAATGACATTACTGGAGACAGTATAAAAACAAAACATAATAACAAAAAATATCGTGACAATTTTGATTTAGTATTTAATAAAAAAGCTGCTAAAATAAAAAGAGCCGAATCAATAAAAAGAAAGAAAAATGAAAATAACAAAGTCTTATAGAGTATAAATAGTATTATGTTTGATTTTACTAATTACATAACAGAAGCCAAAGAAGATGGCCAAAAACTGTCAGTTATAATCTTAGCTAATTCTTTAGATGAAGGATCAGCAGCAAAGGTTATGGCTGATGTGTGTTCATTTAATGATATATCGTGCAATTTGATTGATATCGATAAAGCATATTTAGGTGATGCAGATATTGAATTAAGAAAGGTTGATATACGTAATATTGACGGCGAAGGTAAAAAGCTTACTTGTAATATAGATTCCACAATTGTATTTACAAGAGCCGGAGCAATTGCAACTCAAGTTGGTCAAGCCTTAATATCTACGCTTCAAACCGTTGGATTCTTTATGGTAAATGATCTTGAATCTATGATATTATGTGATAATAAAATGGCAACTACAATTGCTATGAATAGATCAAACGTAAAAACTCCACGAACAGTTATATTAAATAATGAAGAAAGTATAGAATATGCACACAATCAAATTGGTAGTAAATTTCCTGTTATTGTAAAAACATTAACAGGAACACAAGGTATTGGTGTTACTAAAGTCGATTCAATGAGCTCATTAATTTCTGTATGTCAATCATTATGGAAATTTGAAGCACAATTATTAATGCAAGAATTTTTAAATATAGATTATGATATTAGAACTCTTGTAGTAGACGGAAAAATACTTGGATCGACAAAACGAATTACTGAAAAAGGTTCAGAGTTTAGGTCAAATATTCATCAAGGTGCAAATACTGTACCATATGTTTTAAAAGATAAAGAAATAAAAACAATTACTGCTGCAGCAAGGGTAAGTAGCGGTTATTATGTAGGCGTTGATCATTGTATTATCGATGGTGAAATTTATATACTTGAAATTAATGGAAGCCCCGGAATCGGATCAAATTATAATGCATATGATTTAGTTACTCAAGAATCTTTAGGTAAAAAATCAGATAATAAGGTTTTTGATCACTTTTTAAAATATATACTAGACGAAAATAATAGAACAAAATTCATGAGAATAGAATCTGGTTATATAGAAACTATTATTTTAGAAGGTTTGGAAAATGATCCAATAAGAGCTAAGCTTGATACTGGTAATGGAACAAGCGCATCGATGTTAATGGTTGATGATTTAAAAATAAAAGATAAAACGGTGTTTTGGAAAAAGAATGGTAAGAAATTTGAATCTAAACTTTTAGGTATATCAAGAGCTAAACATATGGAAACTGTTGATGAAAGACCTATCATTGAACATAATATAATATTTAATAATAGACCTTATTTAATACATTTAGGGCTATC